TACGGTCATGGACATGTTTGTCACCCTCTTGTCTCCTCTTGGTTTCAAGCCAGCACCAGCACACGAGTTCCTTGTGGACGAATACCGTAGAATGCAGGCTGCTGATCCTAAGAATGTTCGTCAGAACTTCTACGATAAGTATGGGCCTGCCGGGATGTTTTTCACGCAGTCTTTGTCTACCAACCCAACAGGCATCACATCGACCGTGGGCGCCTCTGTGGCGGCCAAGAAGTACTCTAGTCTGCTGAGGGACTTCCCAGAGCTGGGAGCCGTTGTGGTTGGTCCTGAAGGCAACGGCAATTTCGATGATATGGCTTATCAGTGGCAAGTTGCCAATGGGCTTCGTCAGCGGCTGACTCCAGAAGAGGCAGCCAAACAGGTTCAGATTAACACAGGCTGGGCTGAGTATGGCAAGGCCCGCGCGGCGATCAATGCACAGGTGCAGGCTCGTGGTGCTTCTTCGCTAAATGATGTGCGTGTTCGTGACTTGAAGGCGCAGCTAAGCCAGTTTGTTGGATCTTTCGGAGACCCCAACAACTCGAACTATAACCCGGATTTCTATGCCGAGTATGGTTCGTTCAATCAGAACGCGTACCAGAACCGCATCAGCGCACTGTTGAAGATTGCTCAGGACCCTGCCCTGCTGTCTAACCCGCTTCGTAGTGATATTCGCTCACTACAGGCGTACTCGCAGCTTCGTGATCAGTATTATGCTGAACTCCAGAAGCGGTCTGTCAAGACTATGGCGTCGGCTGTTAACACGGATATCGCGCAGCGATATGACAAGGACGTTGCTCAGCTTATGCAGGATGACACTAAGTTTGCACAGCTTTACGATCGGTATCTTGCTAAGGATGATTGGAAGGAGCCGGTCTGATGTCGGGCGGAACTGCAAACACAGCACCTTACAACCCTGGCGATGTTGCCCCGGCGGATCCCGGAAACATTAATGCTCCAGCCAACCCAAATCCACAAGCACCAAACGTTATTCAAACTGATCCCAACACAGGTGTTCAATACATTACTGTGGTTGTTGGTGGAAAGCTGATTCAGATCCCCCTGAACACACAGCTTCAGGGGGATACTGTCCTAGAGGGTGGAACTGGTAGCAGTTTTCTTGACGCTTTGTCAGGCAAGCAGCATGCTGGACCTCCGCTAGTCAGCCACCAGCCAACTGGTTTTACAGAACTACAGGTTCCTGGAAGTAAGAATAAGACTTCCGGCACCCCGCTGGTAAACCCACCAGACACCGTTCTAAGTAAGATCAATTCTATCCAGGATTGGTATAAGAACGCTGGTACTCGCCAGCAGATCATCGAACAGATGTATCAGGCTGGTTTGATCACCTCTAAGAAGGCTCCCTCTATCGAGGAAGTCACTATGGCTTGGGGTTTACTTGTTCAGGAAGCTGCCCTACAGTCCAAGGGTGTCGGGAGTATCGGGCTGGTAACTCCTGAAGAGCTGCTGTCACGTGCCGCTCAGAGCGGTTGGAACAACCTTAGCGCAAACCTCTCACCTGCTGATGTTGGCGCCCATGGCACAGGAAATCTCAATAACAGCACTGAGACTAATTCTCAGTCGCAGACTATTTATAAGTCGTATATTGACCCCGCTACTGCGATGGGTACGCTTGCAGACTCTTACTACCGTCTGATGGGCCGAAACCCAACGTCTCAGGAGTATCAGGCGTTCCTGAATACCGTTTACGGTTACCAGGACCAGGAAAACACCGGCAAGTTCGAGACCAAGACTAGTGGTCCGAATGTGGGCAATATCGATCCTTCTACAGGTCAGCCGGTGGACTCGTCTGGATCTACCAGTGGTACATCTACTCAGACCAACGTTGTCTCTCAGCGCGGTATTGGCACTCGTGGCGTGCAGTTCCTTGCCGGACAGCAGGCCATTGCCAGCCCCGAAGAGGGAGCTTACCAGGCAGCTACAACTTACTTCAACGCCTTCGTCAAGGCTCTGTCCGGACCAGCCGCAGGTATGCAGGCATCTGGGCCTACCACTACCGTCCCGTAGCCCTGAGGCTGCGCCTACGGTTGTGCCGAGTAAGCCGGTTGAAGCCCCTAAGCCTACAAAGGTTCCAGTAGTAGCGGCTCCGCCGAAGCCGACTTCTAAGCCGACACATCATGAACAGCCTAAGGAAGCCAAGTCTATGCCTGGAGTAACAGGACAGCAGGTTGTTGAATACCTCATGCAGTTTGTTGGTCAGCCCTATGTGTGGGGTGGACAGGCACCAGGAGGATTCGACTGTTCCGGGCTGATGTGGTATGGCATGCAACACTTCGGGATCAATATTCCCCGAACTTCTAATGCTCAGATCGCTGCACTGCGAAGTATCCCAACAGATCAGGCACAGATCGGCGATCTGGTTTTCTTCGACAGCGACAACAACGGTCGCAGCGACCATGTGGGTATGTATGCCGGTAACGGCAATGTCCTTGTGGCAGACAACCCCAGCGTCCCGATCCATATTGTCAACGTTAGTTCCGAAGCAAGGATCACCGGTGTTGGTCGAGCACCAGGAGTGATCAATGAATCCACTTGGGATGGTGGCTTGGTTCACGCCAGCAAGGCTGGCAACACCACTATCCATGGTGCTGATATAAACGCACTCATCCCGAGTGCCCGTCCAGTGCTGGACCTGTTCAGCCCGCTGGGCATGGTTTCGCCCAACTCTGCCACACTCAACGAGAACTATGGCCTGGCAGCCTCCTTCATGGAGTCTGACCCAGAGCTGGCAGATCTTTACAGTCAGGCTGTGGCTGGGACGTGGAGCACAGATAAGTTCCAGGCTGCTCTACAGGAGACACAGTGGTGGCTCAACAACTCCGATACTGCCCGTAAGATGCTGGTGGAGAAGCAAACCAACCCTGCCCAGTATCAGCAGGACATCAACAACAAGGTGATTGAACTCAATGATCTCGCTAGCAAGCTAGGTGTACATCTGTCTGCCAACGGCATGCAGACTCTGGCATCCATGTCTCTGGTCATGAATCTTAACGATACCCAGATCAACACGTATATGTCCAAGTATCTTGAGCTGTCCCAGCAGGGACACTTCAGCGGCTATGCCGGTCAGGTAGAGCTTGGTGTCCGTGAGTATGCCCGAGAGATGGGTGTTCCTCTCACTGACGATTACGTGAAGAATGCTGTCACCGGTATTGTTGCCGGATCTGACTCGCTACAAGCGCGACGTGCTGATATTCAGACTATCGCAGAAAACACCTTTCCCGCGTATGCGGATCAGATTAAGGAAGGCGTGACCGTAGGACAGATCGCAGCACCCTATTTGGCTACGCAGGCTAAGCTGTGGGAGCAGGACCCCAACAAGATTGACCTGTTCGATCCTACACTTCGTGCTGCTCTACAGAGCACTACGGCAACAGATGAGAAGAATGCTATTCCTACGCAGCTTCCGCTGTATGACTTCGAAAAGCAATTGAGGAGTAACCCCAAGTGGCTGAGCACGAAGAATGCTCGGGAGTCCATGACCACTACGGCGAACCAGGTTTTGTCAGATATGGGTCTTACTGCGCAAAGTGTTGGGAGTGCCCCCCAGAGCAGGCCTGCCGAAATCACGGACAACACACGAGCCAATTTTGGATCGCTGAGTGGTTCGACCAGCTTCCCGACTCTTCAGGGACAGCAGTTCCAGAGCCCCCCTGCTGAGCCTACAGCAGCATCACTTGCTCCGAATACTAGTTTTAAGGTGAGCTAATGGTCAACGTTCCACAGCAGTTTGTGCCCTGGGTTGACATGGCTGCCAACCAGCTTGGTATTCCCAGGGCTGTTGTGGCTGCTCAGATTGCTCAAGAGTCTGGGTTCGACAACGAGTCCGTGGGACATTACGGTGAACGTGGAATCGTCCAGTTCCTGCCATCGACTTGGGCTGAATATGGCAGTGGAGATCCTACCAACTTCCAGAACCAGCTTGAAGCTTATGTGAAGTTCATGAAGCACCTTCTAGATCTAGAAGGTGGGAATATTCAGATGGCCCTGGCCGCCTACAATGGCGGTCCAGGAAACCCGCAAGCTGGCATGGGCTACGCCAACACCATCCTCAGCAACGCAGGCTTGCCTAATCTTGAGACACGGACCACAGACAACTCAGGCGTTAGCCTTGGCAATAGCAACGTATCACAGTTCGTGGCAGACAACAACCCTGTCATGTCCCTGTCCATGCTGAAGTCTGAATATCCGCTTGTGGCTGCACTGGTATCCAGTGTTCCTGAGCTTAACAACATTTACAGCCAAGCTGTAGACGGCACATGGTCCACTGACAAGTTCATTGCAGCAGTACAGAACAGTAGCTGGTGGGCTACACACAGTGACACAGCTCGTCAGGCTTTCGCCTCCATGAAGACTGATCCCGCTACGTGGGGTCAGAACATCGATAATCTCGAAGCCACCATGAAGGCTATGGCCACACAGCTTGGTGCTACACTAACCCCACAGCAGGCACAGCAGTTCGCTGTAGAAGCTATTCAGGGCGGATACGAGCAGAATCAGGCTGTTCTCAACCAGAAGATGGCTGACTTCGTCAGGCCAGTATCCGGAAATCACTTCGGTGGAAGTGCTGGATCCTATGAGGATCAAATTCGACAGAGCATGCGCGACCTTGGGGTCTTCATGCCAGAGGATCAGCTAGATGCTCAGATTCAGCAGATCATTGCCGGTAAGCAGTCTGTGAATGGTGTTACTGGGCAGCTTCGCACACAGGCCTCTTCCATGTACCCTGCCTACTCCAATCAGATCAACAGCGGCATGAACGTCTCTGATATCGCAGCACCTTTCATCGGTCGTGCACAGCAGTTGCTCGAACAGGGACCAGGACAGATGAACATCCAGTCTCCGCTGATCAAGAATGCTCTACAGCATACACAGGATGGACAGCCTACGGCTATGCCGATGTATGATTTCGAGAAGTCTGTTCGGCAGGATCCACGGTGGCTTGCCACCAACAATGCTCAGGACTCGTTCATGTCGAACGCGCATAAGATTCTAGTGGATTTCGGGTTTGAGTACTGATGGCTACACAGAATCCTGGACAGCCGGGGCCTTCCCGTACACCGCCTATTCCGGTGACAACACAGCCACCAGGCGGACCAGCTCCTTACCGCCCCGCGCCACCTCCAGTGGTCGCACAGCCTCTTCCACCAGACGACCCCAACAAGGATCTAGAGCGAGAACTAGAAGGCCTTCCTGGTGAAGAGAGGGACGCATATGCGGCACTCAAGACCCTGTTTGATACTTATGATCTCGGGTCTCTTGCTCCGACTATATTGCGCTACCTACAGAACGGGTTTGGGGCCGACACGATTACCATCCTTCTACAGCAGACTCCTGAATACAAGGCCCGATTTGCGGGCAATGAGCAACGCAAGATGCAGGGTCTACAGGTTCTGACACCTGCCGAGTATCTGTCCACAGAGGCTTCCTACAAGCAGCTTCTACGGCAGAACGGCATCGATCCTCACTTCGACACACAGAGCCAGTATGCCGAATGGATCGGCAAGGATGTGTCTCCCAACGAGCTACAGTCACGAGTGAACATGGCCGTGCAGGCCAGCACACAGGCTCCGCCTAGTGTGACACAGTACCTCAACAGTCTGGGAGTTCACACAGGTGATATTGCCTCTTACTTCCTTAATGATCAGACGCCTACACCGCAGCTTCAGCTCAAGCTGAATCAGGCACAAATCGGCGGTGCTGCTCTACAGAACAATCTCACCGTGTCCGCTGCTGACTCTATGCGCTATGCGCAGCAGGGTGTTTCCTACCAGCAGGCACAGAGCGCCTATCAGCGCATCTCAGATATTCTTCCTACGGCTAAGAGGCTCAGCTCGATCTACAAGAGCCAGGCTCCAGTCAATCAGGGAACTCTTCAGGAAGAGTTCTTGGGCAACAGCGGAACAGCTCAGTTGGCACGTGAGCGTCTGAGCCAGCAGGAACAGGCAGCCTTCTCTGGTGAGTCTGGTGTTAACAAGCAGTCTTTCCAGCAGCAGACTAGCGCTGTTCCTGGATTCTAAATCCTTGGCGGTTGTATAGGTAAACCGCCGTTTGGGCCTTTGGTGCTAACGGAAGCACACTCGGCTTGCACCCGAGAGGTCAGGGTTCGATTCCCTGTTGGTCCACGCCACGTCGACAAGCCAGCATCGGCAGTGAGTAACACAGTCTGGACATATCCGGTATCCATCAAGCAACCCCGGCTTGATGCGGCCTACAAAAGGGAGTAGCACGAAAATGACCGAATGGGACGACAGCCAGGAAACTGACGGTTTCAAGAATATGCGCAAGCAGCTTAAGAAGCAAGGTGAACTGCTAGAACAGCAGCGCCAGCTTATTGAGAAGCTTTCAGCGGGTAGTCGTGATTCCGATCTTAACCAGGCCCTAGCCGACCGAGGTCTTGACCCTCGGGTAGCAAAGTTCTATCCGAAGGATGCACCACTGGACGCAGCGTCCATTGATGCTTGGGTGGACGAGAACAAGGACATCCTTGGTGCTCGACAAATTGTCAGCGGGAACACTCCTGACGACAGCACCCTCACTGATTCTGAACGGCGTGGATATCAGGCCATCAACGACATTGCAGCCTATGAGGCTGGTCTGTCCATGGATCTGAAGTCCCGCATGGATAAGATCGAATATGACCCTATGAACCCTGAGAAGGCACAGAACGAACTGTTCGATGTGCTCCGTGAGTTCGAGGGATACCTCAACCAATAGAAACAGGATATAAGTAATGGCTAACGCCTATACCGGCACTTCAGCCGTTGCTGCTCTTGTCCAGACTGCATATGACCGACTGGTCGAATTCCAGCTACGTGCTCAGCCTCTCTTCCGCGAGGTTGCTGACAAGCGTCCTGCTCAGCAGGACAAGCCTGGTTCGTCTGTTGTCTTCAGCATCTACAACGATCTGAGCACTGCTACTAGCACTCTGACCGAGACTGTTGACCCCGACGCCGTGGCAATTGGTAATCCGTCCACTGTGACTGTCACTCTGGCTGAGTATGGCAACGCTGTTCTGCGTACTCGTCTGCTGAACCTTTTCAGCTTCTCCGACATTGACCCCGCTATCGCCAACATTGTTGCATTCAACATGGTGGATTCCATCGATGCAGTGGTTCTGAATGTCCTTGTTGGTGGAACCAACATCATCCGTGAACAGGGTGGAGCTATGTCTCTGTCCGGTGGAGCCAACGGCTCTATCACCAGCACGGATGTAATCCAGTCTCGTGACGTTCGTGCTGCGGTGACAAAGCTGCGCACCAACAAGGCTCTGCCTCGCAAGGGCACTCTGTACTGGGCTGCGATCCACCCTGAGGTCTCCTATGACCTTCGCTCTGAGTCTGGGACTATCGCAGGTTGGCGTGCACCGCATGTGTACTCTGCTCCTGGCTCTATCTGGGCTGGTGAGATTGGAAGCTATGAGGGAGCCTACTTTGTAGAGACTCCACGTGCCTTCAACGACACTACCGGCTCTGGCTCGACTCGTGTCTTCACTACCCTCTTCGCAGGGCAGCAGGCGCTTGCTGAGGCTTGCTCTGAAGAGTTCCACGTTGTTATCGGCCCTGTCGTTGACAAGCTGATGCGTGCCCGCCCAATCGGCTGGTATGGAGTAGCAGGGTGGTCTATTTATAGGCAAGCTGCCCTATATCAGGTCAGGACCACCTCTTCTATTCATACCACCTAATTCGGACATCTGGGTATGCTGCCTACTCCAGGTAGGCAGCAGCCTTCCGAAGAAGCTCTGGATTTTCCTTGAGTAGTCCAATTCCCCGATTGCATGAATCGCACAGGATACCTCTAATTTCGCCTGTCTCATGATCGTGGTCTACGGGAAGTGCGCGCTTAGTGTTGCACTCTTCACGGGTGATCCCACAGATTGCGCACTTCCCACCCTGCTTCTCAAGCAGGTCGTTGTACTCACCCAAGGAAATACCGTACTTCTTCATGTACTGGTAGTTCCGATACTCGCCATTTTCGGCACGGCTCTTGCCCCTGGCCTGTTCAGCAGTCTTGTCTAGGCCAGCATAATAATCACGAGTCTTCTTCTTATTGCACTCCTTGCAGTAGAAGCAAAGGCCATCCTTGGCCTTCTTGTCCTTGTGGAAGTCTTCCAGAGGCTTATCGGCGCCACAGCGCTTACAATGTTTCATAGGTACACCATACCACAAAACAAGAGGTGTGTCAAGCGTGTCCGTCATCAAGTTCTCCGCACCCAGTTCCTCACCTGCTACAAATTCTATTGCCGTGGCTCTCGGTGGTAGTCCTGCTGTGGGGGACTTGGTGGTAGTCTATCTCTTCGTAGACAATGAGATCATCACTCATCAGCCAGGGTGGGCAAGTGAATTCACAGCAGCACCAAACCCTTGGTTCAAGCTCGAAGGACTTCGAGCACCCGATAGCTCCACTCTCACAGCGTGGTACCACACTTGGAATGCTTCCGACTCCGGAAGCTCCGCAATCTTCACCTTCGTGGCAGCACCAGCCCTCAATGTCGGAGACAAGGATGTCTCCACAACGAATGCTCTGGCTGTTGCTGTTGTCTTCGACGGAGCCAACCCCACTGCGATTCTGGAACACAACTCCTACGGAAGTGCACAAGACCTAGTTTTGAGCATGTCTACTTCACCAATGAAGAAGGCAGCCAGCCGCAACCTTGTCTGTTCTGTGTCCAACAATTCGCTGGGACCGTGGACGAACAGCGACCCCGGCGCCACACTTGTGCAGCAGACTTCTCTGAATGCTGGTGATGGCCTGACAATGGCAGTGTGGTCTAAGCCGTCTACGCCTGTCGGCTATCGCACGACTGTCACTCTCATCGAGTTCGATGGACCACGTTCTCTGATGGAGGCTTCCACCTCTGTCAGCGACAACCTTCCGCAGCTCTACAATCCTCCATACATTGAGGAAGCTCCAATGGCTAACAACGCTCTTATGGAGCGTTACAAGCTGTTTCGATATTTCACTGTTCTGAATAACTCGGGAGTGTTCAGCGCTAAGCGCTACCTGTCCACGGATGAGGTTGGTGCTGCTACACAGGTGTTCGTTAACAACCAGCCGATCACTTCCACAGATCGTACAAATCTTCTAGCCTCCGGTGTCGGAGGAGACTACCAGGCGGTAACATAATGGCGAAGC